TATTACCCTCTTCAGCCTTAAAAGTCTGCTTATCGGCCGAAAAAGTTGTCAGTTCTGTAATCGTCTGTTCATCATTGACTATAAGCTTGTCGTTTTCAATAAAAGGCTGGAGATTGGTACAACCGATCATCTTGGTCTGCTTTGACGTTTTTAGACCAAAAGCGATCTTCTTTTTCAAACCCGGACTTTGTTGCTGACCCTGCGTACCTGTAGTCTCGACTTTGATGATATTTTCGTAAGCAAAGTCGTTATGGATGATATCAGAAACTTGAAGCCCGATGGAATTAATTTCTACCAATATAAAAGCTTCATTGTATATCTTGGCTGTTTGCACAATGATTGTTGGAAACAGCATTGGTGAAATCTGGTTATTCCTGTATGTTGCTACCAACTTATACGGAATTTGAGTTACATCTATGATAGAGAATGTTGAATAGTCTAAACCTTGACCTTCGGCCACGTCTACTGTCATACAGTATGTTTTGTTGGGTTCTGGTCTATTGTAAATCTTTAGGTGATGATTACTCTCAATAGGAGTAACCCAAGTTAATGTTCTAAGCTTGACAGGATGAATTAGAGTATTTGTAGAACCAATAAATTCACATTCAAACTCTTGACGGAACTGGTCAGGAGAAGTGTTACGAATAGTCTGCTCTTTCCATTCTTCTGTTCTACCTGGCACCATGCTCCAGTGAATTTCGATTGACTTATAGTCGCTACGCTTCTCAATAGCCTCTGTCCACATACGATAGAATAAATTCATACCATTTGGAGTTGAAACGATGATAACCTTTGTTGTGCTACCAGAAGAAATCGTAGGATAGGTAGACATGAAGAATGCTTCGGCAATGTTGTTTGGAACGAATGCAAACTCATCAAGGAAGATAACATTGAACGATCTACCACGAACAGAGCTACCAGATGTAGAATCGGCGATTGCGCGTGAACCGTTAGCCAGCTCAATTGAACCTTTGTTCCATTCTTTAACTCCCTGCTGTAAAAAACGAGGAAGATACTCGAACGCGAGTTGAAGTCTGCCCATGATTTCACGGGCCGTGGCAGATTTGTTAGCGAGAATAGCTACGTTCACGTTTTCATTGAATAGAATATAGTGTAGCAAAAATGCAACAGATGTGGTTGTCTTACCTACCTGACGCGGAAGCTTACAAATAGAGAATCGATTCTCGTGAAATGTGGTAAGCATTTCTTTCTGAAAGTCCCACATTTCAAATGGCATAAGACCGCGATCCACGTTGATGATACGCATATATGTGGTAGCAAAGTATACAGGATCATTCGCACACTTTAAAAACTCATCAACCTCTTGCTGAGTAAAAGCGTGTTTAAAATCTTCTTTAGGTAAATTTGGATTATTGTTGTATCCTCTACTCACTTGTCTTCTGCTCTTTCATTTGCTTAAGAAGTTCGGCCGTTGTGCCAACAAATACAGCTTTCTCTACTGTAACATTTGGTTGTTCTTTTTTATCTTCGCCTCTCAAATCTTTAGTCTTCTTCTGTAGATCATATAGGTCTTTTGTTGTATCAGCTACAGTCCTCATCATGGTGGCTAGAACCTCATACGCGCGAGGACTTTCCGATTCCTTAGCCAGATCGGTCAAGCTTTCCATTGCTTGATTGCCTTTGTTGATAAGATCGCGGAATGTTCTACGCGACAGATTGTAGTCAGCTTTGATATCATCATCTTCGTGGGGAGTATTGATGATAACTTCTTGTTCTTTTTTAGGTGGTATAATCTCTACAGCGTTTTCAATACCGAGTGCTTCACTTAATGCATCTTTTGTTTTACTCATTTATATCAGGCCATTCTTGTATTTCAGTTGTAAATCCATAATCATCGCCGGGTTCTGCCGTTAGTGGATCTGGTTCAATAGTAATTTTGGAAAGTTTGAGTGGTGCAACATCAAAACTATCTAGTTGATATGCTGCATTAGAAGATAATCCTCTAATCGTATTGTCTACTTTAAACTGTCCTTGAACGGCACCAAGCGCAAGTTTTCCTGTATTGGCTGACCAACTTAACACAATTCCATAAGCATTGGCTGATTCATAGCTGTTACCTTGATACGCAATATCATCTACATAATACTTTCCATTATTACCACCTGTCATATTGATTCTGGTAATATATCCAGCTTGAAGCGTAGGATCATTGAATATGTTAGCTATAACCTTACGAATAAGCTTAGGATTGCTGATTGGGCCAAAGTAATCAACTTTCATGGTAAAGTTTAATGTCCATGTGATAAAGCGCACGGCATCAAAGTTGCCTTCATGCTCAATATTGTATTGTACGCTATTGAGTGTGATAGGAATGTCTTTCAGTACACCTAGATTACTTACAGGATTGATTGTTACAGTATAATCTGGTGTAAAATATGGCAATATCTGTTCGATAATCTGTGTGCCATCGTCAATGTTTCGAGCATATAGGTTGAGTTCAAAAGTCAAATCATATGGCACATGCATGTATGTGGACTTACCAGAAGTCGATGAATTTGACTTGGAAACTTTCAATAGAGAATTTTGTTTTCTGCCAGCATCATATGCCATGCCAGTCAATTCAAATGATAATCTAGGAAGTCTGATTTGAATCTGTCTCTGTAGATCAGGATCAGCACGAAGACGCGACACATACTTTTCTTTTGGTGCATATGTGATCGGTATTTTCATACGCTCAATTTCATTGCCTGTGTCAGTATTTGTCTTGACAAGAGTAATGTTATTGAACATTGTACCAAAAAGCACAACATATTTTCTCGTTAGTTTATGGTAAAAATGTGTTCCGAACATTATGGCATTCCAAATGGATTGATTTCTGATAGGTCTATAAACAATACGCCCTCGTCTTGGATTTCTCTATTATCATAATCATCATAGAACACATAGTCGCCAAGAGTGTCAGTTGATGTAACAGTGTATGATGCATTGGAAGTTACGCCTCGAATAGTTGTGGCCGAAGCAAATACGCCCATTATGTTATGTAAAGTCAACTTCTTTGTGCTTACATCATATTCTGTGACTGTAGCTTTTATATTAGATGTTGCTACGTTTGAACCCTGATAAACAATCTCGTTGTCATAGAATGTACCAGTACCGGCGCCTAAAGTTAGCTCAATTGTGTAGGATGCTTCTTTTTCAACATCATCAATCTCTTCAACGCCAGTATCAAAGTTTTCGTCTGAGAAGCGGAATAGTTCGCAACGCATTTCATAGATATATGGATTACGTTTACCGATAGAGAAGAACATCAATTCTTCTTCAACGAACTTTATTTCAAACAACTTTCTCATGACAGGTACATAGAGAAGATCGCCTTCGCGCGGTCTGTCTGCTATATTAGAAGGAACATATTTTTGGAATGTTCTAGCCGCCATAACAAAGTTTGAAGTGTCACGAATTTCTAAACCAAACTTAGAGAAGAAGTCGCCGTCACCTTCGTAACCTTCAACGTTGGCCAAATACATTTCCATAGAATAAGCGCGAGTAAATCTGGCATTGATTGTTTCACCGTAAATTTCATCATCGCCGTTATACGAATCTCTTGGAATATAATATATGTCGTGACCCATGATCTGGACAGATTCTACAATCAAATCTTCTAAGAGACGCTGTTCATTGATAACGCCGACTGAATAATTGTTGAAATATACGGACGTTGCCATTTTATCCTACCAAAAACTGTGGTGGCTCTTCGAATGTGTCACGAATTAGCTGTTCTAGTTCTGTAATCTCTTGCACCGCTTCTTCGTATATCTGCTGACCATTCATCATGATACCGCCTGGTAGCTGCATACCCTGATACTTCTTAAGATTGTTACCCCACTGACGCTTGATGTAAGCTGTGGCCAGTTTCTTGAGCATACGATCATTGTATATCTTTGGATACGTATCAGGATTAATAATCATCCATCCTTCAATTACGGCCCATTCACCGGCACTGATTGTTCCCCAATTCATATCGATGTAAAGCTTATCTGTGTGACGATTGAAGCGAACTGGAGTTTCGCCTGAAAACAGCATATCCAAAGTACGAATGTGCTGCATTGTTAAAGCGTAGTTTACATATGATGTGGATGTAAAGTCATATAGTTCGTGAAGACGCAACTGATAACGCAAATCAAACATATTGATTGTAGCATTGGAAGATGATATAGGAAAAATTTTGGTTACACCAATGATATTGTCTGTGATAGGAATCCAACCATTGGTAATGTTTTCCTGCGTAAACTGGTGCTTGACATACCAGCGTTCAACACCATCGAAGTGAAACTGCTGAACATATTGAAAAGCCTCGTCAATGCGGTCTTCAACTTGATCATCATCAACGTTAATTTCGATGACTGGATGACCTAGCTGACGCAAACACCAATCTTTTAATTGTTCTCTAGATGCTGGAACTGCCATTGGATACCCCTTTTTAGGTATTTATATTATAGCTGAGATGCATCAATAAAGAACTGATCCACCTGTTGACTTGATAGATTCAACTGTTCCGCTAAGGATAATAACAAGATATCATTTCTCCGAAACTCTATCGCATATTCCCAGGTAATTCTAGTTGCTTGATCCATTTGAGAAATTGTAGTTTCAATTTGACTTAATAGATTTTGAGAAAGCAACAGCAATCGAACTTGTCGCGGTGTTACTGATTCGGGAACAACAGGAGTAAGAACAGGAGGCGTAAATTCTTGTGTTACTGGATCATATGTACTACCTATTGCTGGTACATTTTGCGGATCAACATCAACAAGAAAACAACCAGGATCTGCTGGATATGTGGCCGCATCTGCAACAAGAACATTTGTAACAACATTATCACTTTCAGAAAGAACGGCTGCAATTTTATCAGTCATTATGCAAACTCCCAAATACGCAATAATCCGCCTGCACCATTTCCTCCAGCACGGTTAGCACCAGCAGCGGCACTTGATGCTCCGCTGCCACCTGCACCGTTAGCTGAAGCTGCGGCACCTGTTGACGCGCCAGAAACAGACTGTCCGCCGCCACCAAAGAATGAAGCTCCTCCTATACCACTAAGAGCAATACCTGCGCCGCCCATTCCACCGCCACCACCAGAGTTAATCGTACCTGCGGCCGCCAATCCACCAACGCCGCCAGTGGTCGTACCGCTCGCTACAACACCACCGGTACCTCCGTTGGCGCGATAAGTAGTTGCGCCAACTGTCAATGTAGTATTACCGCCGTTGCCGCCAGCGGCGTTCAATACACCTGCTCCACCTGCTCCTACTGTATAAGCATATGCTGTGCTAGGAGTAACTGTAAGATAAACTGCACAATATGCTCCAGCTCCGCCACCGGGCGCACCAGTCGTTGTAGTAGCTGTTGCAATACCACCACCAGCACCACCACCACCAACTTTGTCGTCGACGTCGTCGGCACGCGGCACCGGACCCCGGCCGTCCGCGAGCTCGCCCGCGCGGTCGTCCGCGGCCTGCGCGCCCCCGGCGCCTCCCTCCGCCACCCGCCCTCGGGGCCCTCCCCCGAGGGCCTGGGGGGCCCCTACGTCCCCCCCGACAGATCGGCAGAGCGCCGGGTAGGG